TATTCGTGACTAAAAAAACAGGAAAAAGTTTTATTATTATTTAATTCTATATATGTCCCATCATCCCAAGCACCCTTAGCCCATATAGCTTTACCAAAATCATCGACCATGGCGTTAATTGTTGCATTTGATGCCATGCATGCTTCTGTTCTTTTTCTGTTGTTGTGTTTGTTTGTCATCTTCATTTTATTTTCTCCCTTTTAGTTAAAAGTTAAATTGTTTTCTTGTATACTATATATGCAAACTGCATACCATGTATGCAATTTAATCGAAAATAATTACACATTTCAGCATTAACGCATCTTTCAGAACTTTGGGAATTTGGCATGGCTTGCATATAGTGTATGCAATGGTAATATGATTGTGTATAAATAACCAGTGGTGGATATATTTAGCCAAAAGTAATTAATAGGGGGATTGAAAAATGATAGCAATAAAAATTATACCAGGGAAATTATATTAGAGAATTATATTAGAGAAGTTATGTCCGGAGAAATTACACCAAGCAAAATTATTTATTAATCTGAAAATGAATATGATCTTGCATCTTCGGAAGTTTATAAAATTTGGAAACAGATTGGGCAACACCGATAACGGTGCCTTGGGTTACAGGAGATATACATATTAAAAGGGGCTATTACGTTTTGGCCTTTTTTACATAGATAATCAATGCCGTTGTGTTTTCGGGATCCCCTGCTGGCTCCGTAGTTGCCATCGCCTTCTGAATCTTTTCTAATTCCTAAACCTGTGGGTGAAATCATATTGTTTTCCTTTTTTAAATTAATTCTTTTACTACATTTATTAACCTCGAGATTGTAAATTTCCCAACCAACATCAAGTTTTATAGGGTTATAAAATTTACAAAGTAACATCGATATTGTAAATTTCCCAACCAACATCAAGTTTTATGGGGTTATCAAATTTTACAAAATAACATCGATGTTGATTCCAATTAATCTTTTTAAATTTTACTCCTCTTTAATGAGCATTTTTTTTTTGTAATTCGGCTACTTGCCTGCAAATATCTTTATACTCATATTCGTATTTTAATTTAAAAGAATTATGGGAGGCTTCCAGGACAGGAACCGCTAACCAAAGGGATTCCATTTTATCAATTTTATTTGCAATTGTGGTAAAATCTTTTTGCAAAGCTTGGGTGGTAAGGTTAATTGTCATCCATGCACCAAAAAGTATGCAAACAACTGAAAAAACAGCTATAACAGTGTTGATCATTTTATGGGGGTCTTGCTTTTGCTGTTTTTGCAAGTCTTGTAATTGCTTTATGCCAGCCATTATATTGTCTAATTCTTCAGGCATCACTCCTCCCGTGGAATAAAATTATTATTATTTAATAATGGCACGGCTGTTTTAGAAATGTAATAGGCCACGATATCTTTTTTATAAGAGGTTGGATCTAAATTTTCTACCCAGCCGTTTTTTGCGTAAATTTTCAATTCCTCTTGAATAACTTTTTTATTCCTGCTTCTGTCTCGGGCAAAGCCGACCGTGCCAATTAATTGTCCGGAGTTATCTTTTACAGGAGTTTTAACCACATCCAATATAAATATTTGTTTTGCGATGTAGCCTATTTCTACATATCGACAGGTTTTATCTTCTGCCATGCAGTGTGCATCTGTGCCGACGCACATTTCGCCGTAAGTGTGTTCGTTGTTTGTTTTTGTTCTGTATTGATTTAATAAATCAATATCGTTTTTACCAGCTATGTTAAAGGTTTCGGGTAGATCGAAGAAAACTTTTATCCAGCGGGGGGATGCGTATTTATATATGCCGTTTTCGTCTTTAAACCAAATATAGCCATCCATAACTGAAGATATAGAATCCATAATTTGCAATCTGGTAAATTCTGTGGCCAGATTGGCAATGCCGGTGGAAATCTCTTCTAATACTTTTATTTTTGTTTCAGCCAATTGCCGTTTTATTTGGTTTTTTTTGCGAAAAAACATATTAATCCCTTAAAATATAAATAGGTTGCTTCCCCATAATATCAGTAAAATTATATCCTTCATACAGCCAGCTATCCCAATATGTAAATTGCCATGGTGCCATGGTGTAATACCAATTTCCCAGCCATGTAATTTTATATATATTTCCCGTGTAGTTATTTTGGATTTTTAAAACTTGGTTATTTAAATTAACAAAAAAACAACCTGTATTAACCATTTTATTAAACATTACAAATTGATCTTGAAAATCAGTAAATTTATTATCTTTGAAAGTAAAAGTTTGTAATGATAATAACATGTTAGCTGTTATTTTCATAACTATTAATTGTGTTGGATACCTGAAATCACCTACCCATAAATTAATTGTTTTACTATCTTGGACCTGAACAAAAGTCATAAATCCATCAGGTGCGGTGTGTTCGGTAAAGGCATGGGCTTGTATGCTAATAAATATTAAAATTATCGAAAATAATACCTTTTTCATTCTTATATCTCCTTTTTTATTGGTTTAACCGATGTTTTTTTTAACACCTCTTGCTCTAATTCTTGTATAGATTGTTCGGGATAATCTTGATGGGCATCTTCCCACCTTTGGGCAGAGTGGTAAACATGGGTGGAGTTATCCCCGAAAAACCCTAATATTTCTGAAAAAACAATATAGTGGGGTTTAACTGCATCATACGCCTGTATAAGATGCGAACAACCAGTACAAGCCAACATAAAAACTAATAATACCAATATACAACATGTTTTTTTCATAATCCTTTCCTTTTTATAAGTGTTTACAATTGGGAAATAAATAAACTTCCCACGGGATAAAATCTTCCGGCTTATAAATGACTTCCAGCGTTGCCATTCGCTACCACCCTTCCAGTGGCCGTGGTCGTGGTGATTACATGAGGCTTTGAAAAATATCTTTTTTGGTGGTCTAACAAAACCTGACTTGGCCCCACATCCGTTACAAATGTATGCTTTCTGTTTTTCTGTCAAATATTCATATTTCATAACTTTACCTATATTAATGTTAGGGTTTCGGGGTCTGCAATATTCTGTGCTACATGTTGGCGGAATTGACCATCGAAAATTAATTGGGAATTTGGGATAGATGCGTTGTAGGTTGTGTCGGTTATGGCATCGGTGGAAATGTAGATTTTTGTGTTTTTTACACCTTTTGTCGTGGTTGTACCACTATTATGCCCATTAATGATTTTTACACCATCAAATGTTTGCAATTCATTAAACACACAAATTAAGCGTTGGTTGGTTATGATGTTGCTTGCATAACCATTTATATTACTACCTATTTTTGACAATGAAATATCGAATGCTTTATTAGGTGTAAATGATGAGAATGTATTAGTTGCATAACAAGTGATATTCGTCGAAAGAATGTTTAAGATTTGCTCTTGGTAGTACAATTCAAATGCCCTAATATCGAGATATTGGCTATCACCCCAATTATCAGCAATATCCAAAATAACGCTTTTAGCCTCATAAACATCGGCAGAGGCAAACAATGTCTCCCCAGACTCAACCACCCACCGCCAAGCATCCGCCCCAATTTGAACAGTCCTAAAAACCCCAATTTCCCCCAATAATGGACTACGTTTTTTAAAATTAAACCCTGCACCTTTAACAACATAATCAATTATCGGTATTACCCCATCCCCACTTTTAAAAACCACATCATGCCCTATGCCCTATATGATCATACTGAAAAACCATACTCATTTCAGCACCTGCAACCGGCAAGGTTAATTCAATATCTTCTGTCTGTCCGTAATTGGAGATAACAGAGTTTTGCATATCTTGTGCAGTAAGATTACCGGTAGTGTTTTTTGTTAAATATTGCATGCCGGAGCTTGTGTTACCACTTTGCCAAATTCCCATATTATACCTCCAAATTTAAATTACTATTTCAATTTTCACTGTACCTGACGTTCTAACCAAACGAATTGCTGTAACGGGAGATAGTAAACCATCGGTTGTGTTTTCTGTGCAAGAACCAGGTGCCCAATCTTGCCAAACAGCAGAAGATAGATCTTCTTCGGCAGATGTGGTTATTTGGATTTTTCCATTTCCGCCGGTGGTTAGTAAAGTTATCGTGATATTTCGATTTCTTCCCAATGGTGGTATGGGAATTGGTTCGGAATTTGTGCCGGTTAATAGTGTTTCTTGATATTGCCAACCATCGAATTTGCCTTCTCTTGTGTTTAATGTACCCATAATTTCACTCCTTTATGCCCCTTCAATAATTTTAAAAGTAGAATTTGCAACGGAATATACGTTACTGGTGCCGTTATTTATTATTATACGAAAATAGTATTTACCCTTTTCAATATCGGTATCAACCGTAGTTAATGGCACTTGGATTTTTCCGGCTGGTCCATCTATTACTATTCCTGTATTTTCAATTAATGGATCCAGATCTGAAAGATTTTTTTTCACACGCAAGGTTACAGTATAGCCGGTGCAGTCGAAAGGGGTTTTGTTGCTGTCTGTAACTGTAACGGCAATTTGCCTTGTATCTTTTTGTACAATGTCTTTTATAGTTTCCAATTTACATCCCCTTTTATGGTTTGGTTAATTTTGCCGGTTAGATTATTGTCGGGTTTTATGATGCCGGCAAGATTATCTGTTGCAATTGTGCCGGAAATAGAACTTGTAATTTCCGATTCAAAACTATTATCGGTTACTGTGGCCGTTAAGCTTTCTACCACTTGCCCAGTACCTGCCTGATTTGGATTGTTAAGATGCTGATAGGCATCGGCTGTGGTCAGGGAGCTGTTATTTTTTAATGTATTCCATGTATCCATTATCGTTCATACCCCCATACATCTTCTGGAATATTAAATAATTTATCATGTTCTGCAGATGATAATCCGGACCCTGAAGAAATTGTAATAACAGGGCTGTCCGATACTTTATAAGAAACTGCACCATTTTCTGTAACGATAAATGGAAAGGTATTGGTATTGCTTGCCTGTTCGCAATAAATATTTAGTTTAAACTCTACGTTTATGGCAGAAACGGCTATTTTCCAGTTGTTCATTAAAAAAAAATAGGCGGGGGATGCCTGGCCGGAGCCTATGGCATCCCCACCCACTGATCTTAATGCCTGCTGGTATTTAGCGTTATCGGTTTGCAATGCCCAGCTTTTCCATGCAGAATAGATGTCTTTTTGTACGTCTATTTCTGTAACTGAAGTTATTATTATTTTTTTATTTATGCCATCAAAAACAACCATAAATATACCCTTTATATCATTTTATTGTGGCGTATTATTCGCCGTAGCGGTTATGCCGGATCGGTATATGTTAATTCATCATTTGCCACGAATGAAAAGTTATTCGCTTTGGTTCGGGTAATTGTGCCGGTTAGAAGTACGTATTGTGCTGTTTCCAAACCAATAGCCACAAGGGTAACCGGTACATCAGTTCCGGCACTTGCCGCGCCCCTTTGTGTATTGCCATCATAATCATAATCAAAACTAATTGAAGAGGCAGCTGCTATGGCACCTGCTATGGGATCTCCACTGTTATCATTTACCACAATTGCGTCATCTGTTCCAAAATCTGCACCTGCATCATCACCGGCATCATCGTTGGTGAAAAACATTCTGTATATGGCATCACCATCATTTTGTAATGCCGCATTAAATGCCAAAGTACCGGCAGACGCATAAGGATATTGCCTGTCAATTCCGCCATCGTCTTTAAAAACAATTCTATTCATATCAACCGAAGATATGTTATCGACAAAGACACCTTGTTTCGTATAAAGTGTATCGCCTACAAAATATAATAACTCGTCGGCGGTATCACCTCGGACGGCTCCGGCTCCTTCGTCTATGTCTGTGGTTTGCCTTAACTGATATTGTATTTTTTCGTAAACTTCTTCCAAAGTTTTTCCATCAGCCTCAATAATAATGGTAAAATCGTAATCAGTGCCGCCTATATTTTGGGCTTGGGGGGAACTATAATAGGTTATATCTATATTGGTATATGGTGCTACTGCAACTTCTGCGTCTGTATGTGTAATTTTAATTGCATCAGATGCGTTTGATAATGGAAGAGCATATTTTTTATAGGTTAATGCAGATATATTTTGTTCGGTTAGCAAATCATACTGGTCAAATGTTTTTGCCTCTTCCCTTAAAAATATAATAAAATCTCCACGATAATCAAAATTGCCATGGGTGCTGTCACCATATATTTTTATAGCTTGATTGACCTCTCCGGATAGGATTAAATCTGTAGGATTGTCGGCATCTCCTTGGGTGTAATATGCTTTATCCGTTCCGCTATTATGGAATGCACCAAGGGAGGTTAAATTCATGTACTCTTCCAAAGATACACCGGCACCATCTTTAAGGGACCAGCCACCATCTCTTAATAATTCCCTTGTGGTTGTGTCTTCCCAATCCCAGCCACCTATCATATCGAATTGGGTTCCTGATGGACCATCAATTGCTTTCATGGGGAATGGTTGTTTGATTAAATTGGCGTCGGTTTTCCATTGGTCCTTACAAAAAGAATAGACACATTGAATAGTTACGCCATCGGTGCTTAGATTGCCGGCCACCAAAAGCTGGATTGTTTTATTCGTTCTGTCAAATACAATTTCGGTGCCCTGATTTAGATCGTCTAAATCAATAATTTTACCCATGTTTTCATCTCCTTTTTTTATGTTGGGGCGGATTCCATATCTGCCCAATCATTTTATTTATGGGGAAGGGCAGACACATAGGTCTGCCCCTACGATTTAAAAAATAATATTATAAATCCAGATATGCCGTATCCTGAATTTGCTGGATTGGTATTGTTAAATTATCTTCCGTTATGGTTACATTTTCTAATCTAATATATTGGTAATTAATATGGTGGATTACAATATCGACATTAAAATCGGCACCCGGATAAGTTATATTTGCAAAAAAATCTCCGGAAGAGTTTTCAACCCCTGCAATTTCGGTTTCGTCGGAAACTTTATATACACGAATTTCGGTATTATCGTGGATGCCGGTAAGGGTTAGGGTTATTTCGTTTTGGTCGATTGGGTATAAATTTGCTTGTTGTGCAGTTAATGTAGTTGTGGTTTCTACAAGTAACATACTCATGGAAGTTTGTGTGCCGGTGGCGGTAAGTTGGAATTTAAATTTAATTCCCTCTTCTGTATCTCCTGTTATAGCTGTCCAGTTGGATGCTGTTCTAACATCTAACCAAGTGCCGTTCCATGAACCACCTTTTAATTGATATTGAAAAGCCAGGGAAACATTTCCCCACTCATCATTTCCCAGATTACTACTTCCGGTTGCCGCCGTAAAATTTCCAGTAAAGCCGGTATGGCCAGTCATAAAATAGCTTTGTTCAAATTCTATTACATCACCATTTACCATATCCAAATCACCATCTTTATAAAAAAGAGGGTTTCCGGCTGTAATGGTAGTTTCATTAATGGTGGCAGATGGTGTAATAAATACCAGGCCGATAGCTCCTGTGGTATCGGATTTAAAACAATCGTGGATATTGTGGCCATACGATGCTGCAAGTAAATCTTCCCAGCCATCGGATGCACTTACATTGCCTGAACCACCATGCACACCTTTAAATAAAATACCATCATTGCCTGTTAATTGGATTTCGGAATTATATGGCATGGAGCAATTTTGAACTAATACATTTTTTGCGGTTACAGGTGCAACTGTTACGTTTCCACTTGTTCCACCTATTCCATCCTTGCCCCATAATCTTGCCAGATCTATATTAGAACAAAGCCCGGTCAAATAAACCAATCTTTCTCCATCAACTCCAAAACTTACTTTATTATCAATTTGCCCCATACATCGTACTTTTATATTAATACAATCGGTAATTTGCATCATATAATTACCTTGTGTGGCATTTCCAATAAATTCAAGGCCGATAAATTCACAATCATTTGAAAACGCTGACAATAAAATACCATTTTTCTCTTGTGTCTGTTCAATTCCTGCTTGGGAACAACACATTTTAAAATTTTTTACTTTTACTTTTGGTGTACCATTTAGATTAAACATACCATCAAACTCTGCATGGTCGCTACCCACCGCTACATTATTTTCAAAAACAACATCCTGGGATCGTGAAAAGTAGTAACAATATATAGAGTTAGTACTCCATTTAGCCCCTATATGAAGTGTACTTATACAACCTTTAACCTCAACTCCGATATTGGTTTCTGCACCTATCGGGCATCTTTCAGATTCACACATGATCCCCAAACAATCTATAATAGAGGTACCTGAAATTAAATCTAAACCTCGAAAAGCGTATCTTGTGGAAGCTGCATGTCCTATTGGATCGGGGCATCTTACGCAATTTTTAAATGTTGTTTTAGAACCTGCGTTATTACTGCCTATATCCACATTACAGCCTACATATTCAGCATCGTATTTACTTGCATTTGTACTACCAAACCAAGCAGAACCTACATTGCAAACTTTTAAATCAACTTCTCCGGCGTTTGTTGTAATTAATTGGAAACGCTCGGTTTCATTGTTTCCGGTAGCCGTGTCTGACATAAAATGTACGTTTGGTATTCTAATATTGCAACCGGAAGGTGGTTTAAAACCTCCTGTTGCACCTGCCGAACTTCCGAAAGTTAAAGATGTAGATTGATATTGGTTTTCAAAGACGAAACCGCCTACTCCGTGATGAAATCCGCTTATATAACTTGTACCATTTGCCACGCAATTACCAAACTCTTGGTAAATTCCTGCTTCTTTTATATCTCCTAACGCATTATCTATGTTTGCCGTAAATGATGTTTGTAAATCTGGTCCAGCATTATCTACTAATTTTCGTACAAAAACTGCATCATTGTCTGCTAAAGTTCCTGTTAAAAATCTTACAACAATAGAAACAGACATGCTTAGTGCAACATCTTGGTCATCAGCAACATCCGAACCAGTATGTTCAGGTAAATCACCATTAAATATAAGTGTGCTATTAGGAACAGCATTTCCATAAGCTGTATCTGTAATGGTATCAGTTGAAACATATATTTTAGTAGCTTTCACACCGACATCGGTTCTTTTACCAGTGTTATGTGAATTATTAATCCTTATGCCCTTAATATCTTGGGCTGTATTAAAAACAACAATAAGTCTAAGGTTTGTTACTTCGTCATTCCCCCCCAACCATTGTTCCTCCCACCAATCACCTGTTTTAAGTGTGCTTGTATCAAAAGCATGGTCGGCATTAAATCCCACCTCATCATATTCTGACGTGGCATGAGTTGTAAAATCCGATGTTGATAATTCTATTACCTCATCATCTAAACCGATAAATTCAATTTGCCGAACACCCATATAAGAACCGTACCCGTAATTATCTTCAAAATCGAATACAACACTTTTAATACCACTTAAACTTCCGCCACCAGCACCAGCTTCAACACTTACAATTCTCCCCATAACTTTTTCATCTGATGCTTTATAAATCCAATCATCTTTGACTGGATATTCACCATCTATGTTATCAAGAATTAACTTCCTGCCTGTTTCAACTTGTACCATGGGGATTACATCGGGATTTTCAGAAAAGGTGATTACTTGGGAGTCTGTGCCGTCTGTGGTGCCTATGGTGTGCCAATCGCCTATGGCTTGTAACTTTCCTTGTCCGTTTACGTTTATTTCCTGGAGGTTATTGCCTTTAAACCAGATGATATTGCCGGATGTTATGTTTTCACCGTCTATTTTTAGGATGCCGTTGTTTATGTCCACCTGGTCAATAATTATGGATGGGGTTTGGGTGCAGGTTATTATTGCACCGTTATTGATTGTAAGGTTGTCGCCTGTTACCATGGAGCCGGCTGTTATGGCTTCTTCTAAGGTCATGTTTGTGGTTGCGGTGTAGTTTGGCATTTAATTATCCTTTAAATCATGTCATACTTAACAATATTGAATGATAAGCTGAGGGATCTTCGTGGGGATATGCAGCAGTAGGCGAATCTTCAGGGATTCGACCTGGAAAGCTTGCTATGCTTTGTACTGTATTCCCCTCCACATCTATAAACTCTATTTGCTCTTCTCTGCGAGATGTATATTCGTAATTGTCAAGTGGCGCCGACCTCATAAAAGTAGTCGCGATATTGCTACCACATGCTACTATAGAATCCGGCCAGTTATAACGTAGGATTTGCCTCAGAAACTTAAACTTTCTACGACCTTCTACATTTACGTTATGACGATACTTATCTGGCATTTGGAATACTTTTATATATCCTCTTTTGACGTAGCCTCTTTTGTACCCATTTGAATCTTCACCTGAAGAGGTTGAAGAATAGTCCATATAAAGATAGAATATTTCATCATTTATACATGCTAATTTATTTGATTGGGATTGTTCATGAAGGTGGGATATGTCTGGATGGGGGTCTAACTCTGGGAGGGTGTATTGATCGGGAGGTGCTTGTAAATTAGATATGTCCCAAACGCTGATTCGTGCTGTCAATCTGAAAGAATCGATTTGAGGGGGAAGTACAGAAAATAACTCTGACACGAAAAGGTAGTTATTATATACGCATATGCCGTTAGGGACTCCTATAAAGTTACCTTGTGATGTAATATCTCTGTAATAATAATCGTAACCGGTGTAAGTCTCATGGTGCTTAAATTGATTAGACAGTATTGTAGTTTTACCTGATCGTACATCGGTGTACCCTACGTGTCCAACACCACCGGCATAATTACCAGTAACTACGCCCCAATAGAAAAAGATGTAATCCTCGTAACATATAAATCTATTTACCGGAAATTTAATCTGATAATGATAATCCCAATGAGCAAGGGCGGGCATTACTATTGTACGAACTTTTTTCTGATTCTCCCACAACGTCAACTCTGTATTGATTATCTGCGAACCTTGCCCTCCATCTCTCAACCAAAACTTATCAAAAGACCGCCAGATGCCGTCTCTGGAAGCAGATAATGCATAAAGCGTGCGATTGAGGCCTCCGAAAGAGGACGTAGATTCGAGAGGTTCATTTGCGTATATTTCGGAGGGTATTCTCCAAGATTCGTCATGCCTTGATATTACCATACAATAAGTCAGCTCATCAGGGTTGTCTTGTCGCCATTGTATAGGTCGTAAGAAGTTTTGAAAATCCATAAAAGAAAATAACATCTTATCACAAGATTGAGGGTTACTCTGAAAGCCTATTAGTTTGGGGGTTTCCCAACTCCTGTCAGGGAAAGACACTACAACGATATCACCCTCTTTAAAAATACTTGCAGGACAACTCATGTAATCAATAGGTACGCTTTCCAGTAACTTCTCATCTGTTTTGATTTCGTACCATGTTCCCCCGACCAGCCTGCTTATCCATTTATAGCCTTTGTTTTTGGATAGTTTAGGACCCTGCGAGTCATTATCTAATACGTATGTGCCCTTGTTCGTGTCGATTGTTAGAACTGCATGCCCCACCAGCTCACCATCATCTTTTACTTTAGCACAAACTGTTACTTTTAAAGCACTTGCAGAAACACCCATCTCAATCAATCTATCTGCCTTGGTCAACGCAAAATCTTCGCAATCTCCGGAATATGAATCTGGTGGGTTTGTATCTTCAGTTCCTTCAGGTAGTCTCTCTGGAATTATTTTCCAGTTCTCTTCCACATCAGCCGAGTAGGTGTATTCGTTATTTACCTGATTATTTACATCAATTATTTTCTTCCAGTCGGCTGATGTGGTACTGACAGTGGTGTCTCCGGTGTTGGTAACAATGGGATGCCCTGCATAGTTGGAAGCAAAACCTATCCAGCCTGCCAGCGGATCAACTTCTTCGCCTTGCTCCATAACTTCCTGAATAGGAACGTCATTTATATTTAGAAACATACGCGCACTGGTTGCGGCAAATATATTTATATCACAAGTGTCGTCTTCTAAGTTTACAGATATTACTTCCCCTATTCGATATGTCGGTTGCCATTTTTGCCATCCGGGTAATAAAATAAGATTACGCAAAACAGTATAATCACTTAACCTTTTGCTTTTACGAAGTTGACCTAACCCCTCTTTTCCACCCGGCATAATAATAATTTCTTCATTATTATTTAATTCAATTGTGCCTACTTTTCGCCCATCTTTTGGCATGTTTCTTTCTAAACCGATTGTTAAATCTGCACACCAGACATCATCTCGTAAATATGATTTTTCCTCCTCTTCTCTTTCCGCCCCCGACATGGTGGCATCATATTCTATTTCATCTGCATATAATAATTTAATATTATATTGTCCCGGATTGGTACCTTTTGATAAAATCAATGCTTGACCCATTACTCTTTGATCTCCATTCTTTGTGAAGAGGTGTCTATTGTATAGGTAATGTTATTAACATTCATGGAAGTATCATCAAAAAAAGCAATATCACCGACCTGCAAAAACAGATTAACACTGCATCGTACATGACGTTTACCCTGAGCATCTACCTTGATATATGTAACGCCTTCCAAATTTACATTTTTACCTACGATTAGATTGTCTTGTTTATCACCGGTCACAATTAATGATTTGGAATTGTGACCCTTATGTTTTTGAACATCCCGGAAAGCTACCGTGAAAAGTTCTGAATAATTATCACCTATATACATTCTAACAATTAAAGAACCTGCTAATCTGTATAGTATTTCGTTGAACAACTCTATGCCAGGGATAACTGCACTGAAAAACGATTTATCACCGGCAGACATTTGGGCAGAAAAAGATTGCATGGGAAGTATTATATTATCAGTGCCGTTTTCTGTTCCTGTTAGTATTAACTGAAACCATTTTTTTAAGTGGTGGTTGTTTTCCGGCAAGTTCCATACTTTACTTGTCTGGTTTGATTTAAGTGCAATGTGTTTTGTTGGAATAAAGGCTGCTAAAAAATCAGGGTATTCGGCATATCCCCCGAATGGTAATATGTTGATAGAATGGGTGCCCATGTAACTTATCATGGCAGAACCTATCCCCCTGATAGAAATTACTGCGGGTGCATCGCAATAAGTTTTAACCTCATCTCCGATATACGTTTCTACTTGTTGTGGAGTGATTTTAAAGGTAGAAACCGGTATTATATTGTTACTTGGGAGCAATGGCGTAGATATCGGGATATGGGATCTGTTGTAAGCTCCGGAAGGGCGTGGTTCCAGTCGTAGATTAGATATTAAGAAAAGGCTATCTAATTCAGATTGATATGCAGTATTATCAACCTCTTCTAATGTGCCATATATTTTAATATTACCAAAACCTTGCGGTTGAGAGCTTGAGGAGATGTTCAAAGAGTTGATTATTCTAATTTCATCAAATTGCATCATCTCATCAGGAATAAGGATAATACGAACGCCCGCCTCATCGTCATTGGAGTGGTATTCTCTTTCGCGCGCGTCTCCAGTCGTCATCGTTTGAACATCGAAAGCATATATAGCCGCGTAATCAAAATGCTCATGATTTGTACTTAAAGCAGTTGCGTTATATTGGGTAATATACAGCTCCTCACCTTGATAAAAGAATGCAATCTCTCGAACACATTTTGAATGCTCCAACCACCCATCTGCTCTATCGAGAATATCAATAACGATTCTACTGGCATTGATAGTGGTGGGTTTCAAACAAGGTGCAATATTATAGTTATTCTTTTCAACGGAGCTTTCAAAAAAACTATTTTGGTATAGATAATACACCGAAGAAACTGACCCCTGATACGATGTACTGGTGGTATTTGTCATGGAAAGTTTAATAGAAACACTTTCCACTGAGGATTTAAAGAGGGCAATTGCTGCAAAGGTCAACGCAACATCAAAATTAATTACAATCCTTTGCCTATAATCTGATGAACTTGTCCAGCTTGTCGCTCTATCCATATCAGTCAAATATGAAATATCAGTACCCGGGTGGCTTACAAGTACTTCGTAATCAAGGGTAGAAAGATCTATAAAAGAACCATCTGGATTTAAAAAGAAAAGATTGCCTATACTTAGATTTGTAGTTGAACACGACTCTATATCAAAAACCACACTTTTAGCAGTGGTGGTATCATATTCAATAAGTGTTATATCTTCCGGTTCTTCTCCGGTGGTGGTGGAATGTTGTAAAAAACAGCCATCAAAAACAAGAATAGAATCGTACTCCATGTAGCTGTAATCTGTCGGATACTCCATATCTGCAAGATCTACTTGGGAAAAGTATATCTTGCAATTTTTAACGCCTCTATCATCCTCGCTACCGTAATAATAATTTTCAATTCTAAAAAATTTGATATCTATAGGCGTGTTAAAGGTTATGGTGACCCTTTGCGGACCTTCGCCGTTACTCATCCATGCGGTATAATTCGCGGTTCCTGTTTTAGCAAGGGAGGTATCGAATATTTTTTCAGGGCTACGGCTTGATGAGTATTGGGATGTGGCTACAGCATCAAAATCAGATAAAGAGAGAGGAATAACTTCCCTGTTTATATCCATGAATTCTACGGCTCTCAAAGCGTAATAATAATCATGGCCGTAGTTTGTGTCAAAGTCGAATATCACACTTTTCGTTAGCATTTTTACCTACCCGTCAAAACTAATAATACCGCTTGCTGACCACACGATGGTGTAATCTACTCCTACAACAGTAACATCTTGAGCCACTCCGCTACTATTTTCATCTAATGCTATTTTCGCAATAATAGGTTGAACAACTCCATCTACTGTTTCATCAATATAAACTACTGCAAATTGAAATGTGTTAGTTAAAGATGTCCAAACAATATCATGGGCATCCCACTTGGTGTCATATGCGGTATTGGACAACGCTAAACCCGTGACGGCTTTACCACCTCCGGTATATCCACCACCTGCAATTTCATTTATCATATCACCCCAAACTTGTTCACCGTCAATATCTCCCGGATTTTCACTATGAAGTGAGATTTTTATATTGGTATTTTCTAAATTAATGATAGATTTTGCCATCCTTGTAACCATGGCCGCTGGTATATACATCGACGAACCCATAAAACTCTCCTTATTCAATAATTAAAATCGTGCATTGATAACCACTTTCAGTTTGTGTAATATTGGTAATAGATGCTTGGAAAACTCCTAAACGAGTGGAAATATTAACTATGCCATAGTTAAACATTAACTCTCTTACAATAAACGCTTTTTCCATTGCTTTGTGTTGTATTATTATATTGATTATTAAATCTGACGAGGTGATACCACAATCGACCAGGACAGATTTATTATCTAATGTTTTAACCCGACTTCCTCTTCTGGTCATATTATAAATTGTCTGCATGGAATCGGGTGTCATATCGTCTTGTTTTAATACGACAAATCCATTTAAATCTGCTTCGATTGCAGTAATACTTATCATAATTTCGCCTTTTATGTTTCCATGCCAACAAGATAATCTTGAACGCTTTCATTTGCCCTTACACTTATCGCTCCGAGAATTTCCCACATAAAACTTTCAAGATGTGGTTGTAATCCATCGCCTTGTACTTTAATAAGTGCATCTCCTTTTTCCATGGCTTTTATTTTCGCTTCAGCCATTCTGTTTTGAATTTCCATATTTTTTACCGTGGCATCGGTTAATTTAGTTTGTTGTTCCAAGGCTTTTTCCCTTAACTCCATCTCTTTGCCGATCCACCGTTCAAGATCCATTTTGGACGACATGTCTGCATCTGCCCATAAACTAAAAAGACCGCCCATAACATCGCCTGTGCTTTTAAAAATTTCACCTATACTCGTGGCTATAGCTTCTACTTTTTTCGCATCTGCTTCTACCTGTGCAATATTTATCTTTGCATCCCACTCTAATTTAGCTTGAATTATTTCAGAGGTTTCTTCAATTTGTTTAATGTCAACCTTGGCATCAAACTCAAACTGTTTTTGAATGATGTCGGTTTTGGATTTTATTTCGGCTATTTTTAGATTATCGGATTTTACTTTTACGTCTATTGTTTTTTCTTTAGGGATGTCTTTTTGAAGTCTTTTTGCAAGGGCTGTTAAATCGCCGGTTTCTTTGGCTTTTATTTCTATCTCTTTTAGGGTGGGGATCTCTTCTACTGCTTTTTTTATACTGCCGTCTGTTTTACCGGAGATATTTATTTCCTTGTTGTCGGGCATGGCTTGAATATCTTGTAAAATAGATGCCAGTTTTGCATCTCTGTTGCCGGAAACTTTAATATTTTTTTGGCCGGGGACATCTTCTATATCTTGTAAAATCGTGGTTAGATTTGTGTCTTTTTCAGCGGAAATATTAATATCTTTTTGAGCAGGGATTTTGTTTTCAATTATTCCCATTTTTTCAGCAAAATCATCTTTTTCCTGAACAGCCAAGGCTATAATTTGTTCTTTAGTTAATCCCTCTAAATCATGCCCCAAATCTGTTAAGGACTTTGAAATTTTTACAAAATCGGGCTGAGTAATATCAAAATCACCATCTGGTATATTTTGTAATCCTGCAATTAATTTAGCAACCGCCAGATCAGCTTTAAATGTCTCTTCGGCAAGTTCTGCGGTTTCTGCGGTAACAGACCAATCACTTGTAAAACCCATTGCACTTGTAATATTATTAAGTAAACTTGCAAAACCACCGGCAAGATCATCTACAAGAGGAATGTTTTCTCTTGCCCATGTTCCTATTGCCCAGCCAACACCAAAGGCCGCGGCTGCTACCCCAAATTTACCTACGGTGGTATTTAAAGCCCCCATAGACTTCTGGACAAGTCCTGTATTTTTTCCAAGAGCAAGCAAGCTTACTCCTGCATTAACCGTGCTACTTCCTGCAATAACTGTTAGCCCTAATTTTAATAAATCCAATGTACCGGAAAGAGAAGTAATCATTTTTCCAACACCAAGAAACATTCCAGCCAACTTTTGACCTTCTGCATCCATTTTGGAAAAATGCTCGACACCCTCGCCAATCATTTGGAATAAAGGCCCCATGCCTTTTATTATACCATTTGTTAAATTGACTAACCCTGTAAATCCATCGGTAACTTTTTGTATTGCAGTAGCTAATCCTTCAGGGGTGGTAATATCAATATCTCCCCAAAGTTCAGAAAAAGCTGTTCCAAACTGCCCTCCAAGATTTTTTAATGATTTGATAAATTTGGAAAAATCAACTTGTTCCAAAGCTTCCGGCATATTTTTTGCCACATCTTTTAATACTTCTTCAACATCTTCAGAAAAAGTATTCAAAGCATCAAAAATTGGCTTAAAGCTACCGTCGTTTACGGCTGTTTCCAAGGCATTTTCAATCGCCGTGGCTCCGTTAATCGCTCCGGTTGCTGCGATTCTAAATTGATCACCAACTGCAATGCCAAGGTTTTCAAAACCTGTTTTAAATCTATCAATGGCAACTTGACTTGTTTGCAGTTTTTTAGCTATTTCTTCAGCTATGGAACCTGCAGAACCCATTGCAGTTGCAGTTATAGCCAAAGTTTTATTAAGATTATTAAAAACAATTTGCATTTTTGCAGCTTGATTCTTACCGGCAATTTGCTGAGTGATAAACATTTTTTGTTCTGGATTTAAAGTTTGGTAAGCTTTTTGAACATCTAATAAAATATCTTTTCCACTTCTCAAGTTACCATTAGCTTCATATTGTGCAACTCCAATTGCTTTTAAACCATCCTGAACCGGTTTGGTATCCGAGATTAATCTAAGTAAACCGGTTTTTAAACCTATAGCCGCCTCATCACCTGATCGAAAAACTTCAATTACAGGCGTTAAAATACCGGCAGTCTCTTCAAAAGACATTCCCATAGTGCCGGCGATAGGCGACAGCTTTGCCATACCAGCACTAAGTTCAGTTACAGATGTTGCATACTCATTTGATACTTTATTTAAAATATCTGTTAAACGGCCAGCCTCGGTAGCTGGAGCATTAAAGCCTTTTAAAGTCGCAATAATAGCTTCACTGGCTTGGGCAACTTCAAACTCTGCTTCGGCTGCGCCAATAACAAGACCAATTGCTTTATCAGCCAACTGCAAGGATTCATCCACGTCAAACCCTGCACGTTTAAAGTTTGTTGCGGCATCCATAACCGAAGTTGAAGCAATACCGTATTGATTCGATAGTTTCTTTACAGAATCTTCAACTTCTTTTATTTTATCAACTTCATCCCCAAGAATTTTGGCTAAATTTACAGATGAGGTTTCAAAATCCATGGACTGTTTAAACGCATAGGCAAGACCACCTACGGCAAGAGCTGCAAGAGCTGCGTCTAATTTTAAAACAGCGTTGGCCATGTCGGCAAAAGGTGATGCAACTTGACCAATATCACCAACCGTCTTATTAATATTTCTGCCGATTGTTTTCAGGGATGCGGAGACCTTGTCATCTCCCTGAAACAGTACCTTAACTGTTTTTGTTAAATCTGCCATTTGTTATTTAATACCTTTTTTTTGCCGTTTCTCTTCTTAATTTTTATTTAAATTTTTATAATACAAGTTCCACAATTCAAATTCGACCGGTGTCTGGTAACCGTGTGGAAAAATATCGGGTCTGGCCTCAAACATAAATTTATTTTTCGCATGGCAAAGTGTTAGACTTGCTCTGACGGTGCTGTCTTGCCAGAGCTTTTGAGCTCCCCCGGCTTCATGCCTTGTCCTGTTAAAATAAGAATTTTATTTGTAATATTATAAAAATCTACCGGGTAGCGTTCGCAAAGAAGTACGGCTATTTCTATGTCGATTTGGGGTTCTATACTACCTGTTACAAGTTGTTCTATTCTTTCAGCCAAATTATCGGAAATATCCCCAATACCAAGGGCGGTTTTTATACCCTCGACTTTATCTTTGCTGTTGGTGGAAGATATTGCATCTATCATAGCCGCAAAGTTTTTATTTTTTTGGGCGGCCTCTTTAGTGTTACCAAGTTCCTGCCCTGTTAAGCCTGCTATTTTCCAGACAGGTTTTTCACCTTCCGGAAAAAATTGAGCAAGATCAGGAACATCAATATCTTCTGTACGTTTTGTGTATTTTGTTTTTCTGAATTTTTTGGCATCAAACATAATTAGCTTGTTACCTCCACTGCGGACTCTGTGGCAGATCAAATTCTGGTTCAAAGTAGGATGCGTAAACAGATTTAGTAGTATTTCCTGTATGGATTGTTGGCAGGGGTGCATTAAATTCAATACCTGCTTCGGTTAAAATACCGGCTTCCACGTTTATTCTTTTCTCTTCCCATGTTGGAAAATCAAATCTTTCCTGAGAGGATCCTGCTATTTGTTTAATTTCGGATGTGGTAAAAACAGCGGATGCAGAGTTTGAAATATGTACCTGGCCGATTTCGATTTGACCGACCGGAATAATTGGCGGACCTCCGGCAACTCCCCTGTCGTTTGCAAGGGCTGTGTCGGATTCTGTGCCTGCAAGGGCTACAATGGTTTGACTATCGTTGATAACTATAGAATATTTTATAAAATCGTCTGTGGGTCTTGCTATTGCAAGGGCAGGATTGGCGGACACTGCTTGTAGTATTCCTGCTTGATAACAAGTTAATGCTGCAACAGCAACTTGATCGGCGGTATCTGATGGGGTTATGGTTGCACCTGTAATAAGGCCATCGGGTCGAACTACGGCTTCTGCACCATCGGCGTTTGACCATAGGTCATCAAACGATTTAAAATTTTGATGATTGCCATCGTCGATTAGTTCCGCCATATCCACGGCGTTTTGGGACGCTTCGTACATAATTACTGCATTATCATTGGCCATTTTTTTTGGTCTCCTTTTAAAATTGTAATCGCTTATTGAGTGTAAGGTTTGCCGGTTTTATAAGAGTATTGAATATTAAAAGTAACTCCTATGCCGGTTATGGTTTCGCCTCCGCTTGGAAAATCTTCGGGTCCGCCATTGGTGTAACTGATATCTTCAATTAATGGGAATGGATTTTCAGGATCGGTAAAAGCTGAAATTACATCTCCGAGCATTTGCTCCTGAATAACTGAAGGGTTGGTGGTATCGAAAAACCTGAATGCTTCGATTTTAATTGTCATCTCGCATTTTGTACGACCATATTGCTTTTGTGCATCTGTATCTTGCCCGGGCCAAACAACCATGCAAGGCAGATCTGGTATTTCAATATTTTTTCTTGCCCTAAAAATATTATCGTAATCGAAATTAAATGTTGGTGATGTGGCAGTTGTGGATATTGTGGCACAACGTGTTTCTATATTTTGTATTATTTGTTCTCTTATTGTGTCCATTTTTACCTTTTAATTTCAATTAACCAAATCTTTTTAAAATATCATCCACGGCTTTTAAAACATTTTGGGGAAAGATATGTGCGGCTTGAATTTGAATTGGCTCTAATACTTTTGGGCTTGCCAATATATCTTCAATTCGGGGGCCGTGTTTGGCGTGGATTTCATATCGTTCTTTGCCTTTTCTCCAAAAAACATGTAAATTCTGATTTCTTCCGTGTTGAATAAAAGCATGTTTAATTAATTTTTTAGTTCCTGCTTTTTTTGTTTTTACCTTTACACCTTTTTTGGTTTGCGTCGCTTTAAATTGAGTTAACCCCACCGGCTGACCGGATGCCACAACTCCACCGTTTAAATTGTTATAAGATGCTTTTATTATTCTTAAATCTTTTTCAATTCGCGCGGCGGTTAGATTAAGCTCGTTGCCCAGTCGTGCTTTAATCTGGGTTTTCATTGTTTTTGTTGTTTTATTTAAAGCTTGGGTTAAGGCTTTTGGAGTGCCGTTTTTTATGCCGGTTAGCATTTTTTTTACGCTGGCAATATCGGCTTTATCAATATTAACGTTCATCAATTTCTCCAAAAAATCAAAAAAAACCAAATCAAAATTAACTTTTCTGTTTATTTTACGATTACAGTAATTAACGTTTCATCATTGTCGATAATATTTGCAACGGTAAAAGTGTCGCCACCAACTATCTGGAATGTGGAACCCCTTTGAGGGGTACCAACATCTTCACACTGTGCGGTTATGGTGGTTTCCGTGGTGGTAACTTGTGCATCGTAATTATCAGGTTGTAATAAAACATCGTAATCAATTAAAATTGTGCAGGTTACGGCAGTGCCTGTAACAGGTGTGTAAACTGCACGGTCGCCAAACTCTTCGGGGTTTAAGAAGATGTTTAAATCTTCCTGGATTTGTTCCTTAAAGCTTGTCATTATTTTTTGCCTTCCGACTTACCTGCTGATTTACCTTCCGATTTAGTTTTTACATCCAAGACCGGTTCGGCTGCATCTTTATCAATTAATTCATTGGCAATTTTTTCCGCCCAAACATGAATGGATTCGGGCGGGTAATGCTTTCCTTCTACTACTGCTGTTTTAAGCAGTATTATTTTTTTTGTGCCTGCCATTTTATAATTCCTTTTTAAAATCATTTTATTGTCGGTTAAAATTAATCTACAACTTGCACTTCGACAATAGATTCCGGTTGCCAAACAACTGGAAGAGGACGGGATTCTGCAAGCATATTTAAAGCAGACGGGTCTTTTTCCATCCATGATTTAGAAAAAAGTTCTCCCATAACTTCCGCTCCGGCATCAAGGTCGGTAATTAAACCAAACTCGACTGAAAAACGTGCTTGGGTGGCTATAAGATAGATTTTATTTGAAGGGATTAAACTTACATCTGTGCCTGCATCGTCTTCAAATTTTGAGCCGTATCTATAAAAATCAATTCCGCCGGCTTTTCCAAGGAAGTTTGAAGATGCTTGCCAGCTAAAATCGCCTGCATGAAGAGATCGGGCATCAAACCATTTGTCTTCGGATAATCTGTCAAATAATGCGGTGGCTGCATCCGATCCACAAATACAAATAGTGGGACCGTAACCCATTTTATCAATAATCATTTGAGCAAATGAGTTAATGTCTTTTCGTGGAGTTGCACCGGCTTCTGACCATCTATCTCCTGCTGTTAATACTATTTGATTTTCAGAGGGCATCAAATAATCAACTTGAAACGATATATTATCCTGAGTTACAGACATGGAGCCGGTTAAGGCCTGGGCACACATCCACTCAATTCTGTTTAAGATAATATTTTTCAAATCCTGTTGTTCCATGGCAATTTTCTTTTTTCTTGCCGTATGAATATCGGAAATACCACCTGCATAATATGTTTGTCCTGCTGTTTTAGAGCCTAACAAATCATCAGCGGTTAATATTTTTTTAGGACGGATACGTGGGGTTTTAATGGTACGGTTTTGGTGTCTGGTACCCTCTACGATAGTGCCGCCTTCCAAATCTGTAACAAATGGTGCAAGTTTTTTTCCACCCTTAATTATATCCACTTCGATATATTTTGTAGGTCGGGGCGTTCTGGTTTTAAATATAAGATCCTGCAACATCTTAGGAGGTGTAGGCATTTGTTCTATTGCTCTTGTTTGAACTCTCCAGTCAATTCCGGGAATTTCTAAGGCCATAATATTGTTTCCTTTTTATTAAGTTTTAAGGTTTTTGGCTTTTTACTTTTTTACGTATTATTCGCCATGGCAATTATTTATTTAATTATTGAATGTAAATGCCTTTAGTTATCAGCTGGGCAATGGCTGTATTTTTTTCACCGGAGGTAATACCGGCCGGCCATGTTAAATACATTCCCATAACTACGCCGTGTTCAACAAAAATGCCGGGTTCATCTCCGGCGGATGCGTCCAAATCGCCGAAAATTACCGTGGATGCTGTTTCCGAACCATCAGATGCGGTAAGATCTAACTGTGTGTTTTTCCCCGATGCGGTAATGGTGCCTACCACTGTACCGGAAATTAAATTTTGTCCGGACACTAATATACCAGCGAGAAGAATAGGTGGGTGACCGCCGAGCAGTGGTTTGTCTTGGTACTCTTTTGTGCTAAAACCGAAATCTTGCATTTTATACCTCCAAATAAATTGTTAATTATTGCACTTATGCAAATATGTTTTAATCAAACAGTTAAGCTACGAGATCTGAATAACTTTTAGCCTCTTCCTCAACTGTTTGGTTAGCCTTATTGGCTGTGCCGGTTTGCTGGTTTACGCCATCGGAATGTGCGTTTTCCAAGCCTGTTAAAATTGCTTGTCGTGATGCATTATCTGCATTGGCATTGTCGGCATTGGCATTATCTGCATTGTCGGCTTGAAAGCTTGATTGCAAAGCTTTTACAACATCGACCGTTGCACCGGTGTCGATAATTGTTTTGATTTTATTACTGATTTTCTCCCCGGCTATAATGGTGGCAATGCCAAGGATTTTATCCGTTGTTGCAGCGGATAACTGTTCTTGTGCTTTTTCGGCATCGGTTGTGGCTTGTGCAACACCTTCTTTAATGCCAAGGGCCTTGACTTGATCATACAAATCTTTATGATCGTTTTTTAAACTTGTTAGATCCATAAGTTTCTCCTTCTTTAAAATAAAATTAAAATATGTTGAAAAATCTTGGGTAATTCTATCTATTAAGCCTTTTTCTTTTGCTTGTTCTGCAAGGAAAACTTGACCATCGGCCATAGATAGTGCTTTTTGGGTATTTACTTTGCGGTTTCGGGCAACTGAATTTACGAAAATTGAATATAGTTGGTCTAATCTATCTTGAAAAACATCTTTGGCTTGTTTGCTTAAAGGTTCATCTTCATTGCCAAGAGTCTTATATGCTCCTGCTGCAAGGTGGGTGAATTTTAGACCGGCTTTTTCATTCCATTTTGACCAATCTATGTGCATGGTGCGAACGCCAATACTTCCTATATTTGCAGTAATTGGTGCTGCAATATGTTTTGTGGCGGAACCTATCCAGTAAGCTGCACTGCACATGGTGCCGTCTGCATAGGCGTAAATATTTTTTTGTTTTTTGGCGTTGTAAATAAAATCTGCAAGTTCGTTGCATCCGGAGACCGTTCCACCGGGGGAGTTTATTTTTAGAACTATGGCTTTAACATCCGGGTGGGTTAAGGCTTTTTGAATATTAGCTTGTATGTAGCTATAATCATAAATGTATAAAGCATCTCGAATTGAAATAATTGCTATATTATTTTTAATATCTGACTTAATATTATTCAAAGGTTTTTCTGCAAAATAATCGGCGGTGGTTTGTGGTTGGTCGGCATTTGTCGGCAAATGTAGTAACATACATTCGAGGGCATCTTCTGTCATGGCCCAGGGTTCTGTAAAGTGTGTGTATGCGAATTTATTATCAGGAAGTTTCATTTTTATCCTTTTGTATTATCATTACTGGACTGGTTATTATTATTTTCAGGTTCGGCGTTTTGGTTTTGTTCCTGCTTAACTTCTGCAGGTGGGGTTAAACCTAACTCTTTTTCTTTTGTTTTTTCTCTGTTTCTCTGTTCAAGATTGGTTTCATAATCGCCCCCGCCACTTTCTGCTGTTACATTTGCAAGGGTAGAGATATTATGCTGTATGGCCAGAATATTGGCTTTAATTTCTTTTAATGGATCTACATTACCTTTTTTGGGAGGTATCCAGTTGGATTTTGTGTAGGCATGGCTTTGTTCGTACCAGTCCGGGGAATTTTTCGGCAGTTTTATCATACCCCTTAACCATGCTTCTTCTAATACCATACGCCAAACAGGTTGGCAGAATCCGTCTATCATCCATTTTTGATATACTGCATAAACTCGCCAGGCTTCCAAAAGTGCCGCACGGGCAGATGAGTAATTTGTTTTGGAAAAATCTTTTGCGATAACTTCGTAGGGCATGCCTATAGATGCACCAATTGCCCTTAAAATCCTTTCCACAAAAGAGTCGAAGGAATTTGAAGGGCGATCCGATTTTAAGATATGGGGTTTTTCGTTTACGTTACCGTACAAAATAGCACCGGGAGCGGTTTCCTGATACTTATTTTTAGGGTCGTTTTCATTACTGGTATTAAATCCTTGTGCTACTCCCTGGGGATCTACTGTTTCTATAAAAACAGGGAAAGAAGATGCTATAATGGCACCTACCAGTTCAAAGTCTAAATAATCGTTTAAATCTTTGAAAAACTTCATGGCAGGTGCTAATATGGAAACGCCCCTTACCTGCTCTTCGGATTTTGTTACAAAGTTATGGATTAAACCAGGGCGGTGTCCGGCATGGGCGTTGATTTTTGTAAAATTTTGAGAACTTAGATCATGGTCGATAAATCCGTCTTGGGGATTGGCTACCCAATAAGCTGTTGGTCTGCCGTGTTTGCCGTATTCTATGCCGTCCTTAATATTGTTTTTTTCGGTTAAATCTGATGGTGTGTAAACCCTTAGAGGATCCACCGATTGCAGTTTCATGGAAAATTTTTGATTTGGGTAGTTGGTCATAATGGGGATGCGGAAAAATTCCCCTTTTACCAACATGGTTCTTACAGCTACAAGGCAATTTTGCCAAAACTTTAAACGACCGGCCGCATCTGAATCATCTTGCCAAATATGCCAAGCCCATTCGGCTTGGGTTTGGAAATCCTTAACCTGGTCGGGAGTCCAGTTTAAGATTTTGGCGTTCGGCGTGGATTGAGGTAGTAATCCTGTGCCGACGCTATTTATGGCAATGGAATCAATGGCAGATGCGGCGTGGGGGTCATTGGCGGTAAGGTCTTCTGCCCTGTCGGTTATTAACTGCCTTTCAGTTCTTCTGGTAAACTCTTCGGTGTTTCTGGATACAAACCAGTTGGATAAGGTGCCTCTTAAACCACCTGCCAAACGTGATACTTCAGAGGTGCCGTAAGGGTTTATATTGGATGGCTTTAGGGGTTGGTTATTTGGTCCGTATAGTATAGGAGTTGTCATCTGGCCACTACTCCTTGATTTATATACATTCGGTTACTACCGGTTGTTTTAGATTGTTGGGTTTCTAACCATTCAAGGTGGGTTCTGATTTCGGAAAGATCGGCACGGACAAGACTACGAGCGCCTATTGTATATTGTTGTCCTTTGGTAATGGCGTTAAGTGCGGCTTTCCACTCGGCAATTTCGTTATTAATTTCATCTAATGTGTAGAGTGCCAAATTGCCCCCCTGATATTAAAAAGTAAATATTATTATTTAATTAGGTTTTATAATATCAGGGGAATTGGAGAAAGTCATGCACGCTATGCACACTATGCACACTATGCACACTATGCACAAAATATTTTTATAATATAAAAAAAGTTTTGGGGATTTAATAAAGGCAAGTAATCACATCTGAAAATGAAATATACCTGCCGGAGACCATGCTATAGTATAATCATTATCTTCAATACAGCAATTCTGAGCTATGTCATTAACAACTTTCATAGTAAGTATTGCTATAATCGGTTTAACAAGCCCATTAACCGTTTCATCTTGATAAATAACAGCATGTTTAAAAGTAGCGTTTAAATTCGGCCAAACGGCATCGTGAGCATTAAATATCATACAATTATCTTGGCTTTCCTGATATTCACATTTTTTCCCAGTCAATAAAATACCTCCGGCTGTGTAATTAGTACCTATCACTGATATTTCATTTGTTAAATCACCCCAAACCATATCATCACCAATCACCTTAGGCATATCTGTATGTAAAGAAATTTTTATATTAGGGCTCATTAAATTAATATTCTTATGTGTTAACTTATACATTAAATTGGGAGCAATAACTTGGAAACCTATTTTTTTATCAGGAAAGATAATTTTTTTTTTAATAAATGCGATAACGTCATTTATGGGGTAAGCTACTGTATTACCTATAATAAAGCTATTTTTAATACCGATGCCTTTACGATCTAAATTTTTATGATAAGATCCATTCAATATGCCTCCTGTTTTTGTTTTTAAGTCTGTCCTTAAAATCAAACCATAAGGATTATTTTTAATAATTCTTTCGCAAATAACATCTACGATGTTTTTTTGAATTAAATTTTCTGACATAATAAACTCCTTTGATAGTAGTGCATTAATGCACTGTTATAAGTTACAATTTATTTATTTATTTATAATCTTTTAACATCATTAGACAACTCACCTCTCTTTTTATTAATTAAAATTATTATAAATTACAATCTTTTTCCATTTTATTAAGAAAAAAATTTAAAACACTTAATCTTACTCTAATACCATGTTTTTTCCCAATTCTTAAAGCAGGCAAATCACCGGCATCAATTAAATTGTAAACATGACGACGGGAACAACTTAACTTGCTTTTTACCTGTTCTACATTTAACAACCTGTCTTGTTTTAATGCCATAATTTTTCCTTATCGTTTGTTAAACCATGCAGGGCGTGACGCTGTGCGTGGTTTTGGTTGGGGTTCGGGTTTATTGTCGGTGGCCTCTTCGGGCATTTTTGAGCTTATAAAAGATAGCGACGGCATCCACTCGGGATCGGCACATGCGGCGGCTATATTTTCGCAATCCAATAAATGATTATCTCGTCGGGTTTGAACCCATTCGGCTTTACCGGTTCGGTTCTTCTCTTTTCTTTCAGCTAAAATTTGCCTGGCGTAATCTATGCCTGTATCTGCATTTAATGTTATATGCTGGGTCTCTTTTGTTGTACGATTTAATCGCCAATGCAACTGATCCTTAAATTTATTTACATCCAAGAAAAAGAGGGTGATACCTCCGGGGATCGGGCGGTTTCCCCGTGACATCTTATCTATTACCCTTGGAATTACTTTTTTTACTTGTGGGTGAGATGCCCCTTTTATGGCAAAAACCACACCACGGCCGTTTTTCCTTACCCAATCATATACTTCCTCGGTTTTTGACCAGTCGTCATCCTTAGCTTTTCCGCCACCTGAATCGATACCGGCTCTCCAAATTCCCATTTTTATTGCTGGGTCTTTGCCTTCGATTTGGTATCTGGTATTAAAAACAAGATTTTCTACATCTTTCCAAGTGGTAACATAGCCGTATTGGATTAAATGACTGTTTAAATGTTTATCCCATGCACGAATCACAAACCAGAACCCCCTTAATTGAACGTCTATTCCCATTGTAAGTGCCACAGCATCCTTTGGTACTACACCAGCCGGCAAATGGTTTTTATGGGCAAGGATTTCGTTTTCATCTTTTTTTACAATCAAATCTTTCCATGGGAGGGCACAGTAGGAATTTAGGAAATCTTGCATTTTTATGGGATCGTTTAAGCCAAGCAAGAAAGCAGATGCAATTTCACTTAGACTTACAAAATAGGATATCCATGAGGGGATATGAAAGCCTATTGTGGCGGGTCGGAATGTTTCTAGATAGGTTTGCATGGAAATATTTTTCTCTCTTGTTTTCCAAGAGCCGTTTTGCACGGCAAGATTGCGGATATGGTCATCCCAAACACCTTTACAATGGGCACATTCGTACCATGCAAGGTTTTTATTTCGTATCTCTTTAGGATCGGCTTTTGAACGTCCTTCCCATTTTATTCCCTTAAAATCCATCAGTTGCGTTATGTTGCAAAGGGGGCATCTTACATGATAATCGAAAATAATATCTGCGTTATTTAACTCTTTCCAAACATTACCGGATTCCACCGTGGGTGTGGAGATTTTAAAGAATTTGGATACCTGCCTAAAGGTTGTTAAGCGTTTATCAATTAATTCTATTACACCGGTTTCCTTTTGCCCCGGTTCAAAGCCGGGTTTATCAACTTCATCAGCGATAGCGTATTTTATGGGTTTATTTGCAAGGGATGCAACTGATCTGCCCCAGCCAAAATAGATAATCATATGTTGCAGGTTTATTCTTGAAGAGCTTTTATCTTTTTCCAAGCCTGTAAAGTAGGAACGTAGGCGTGGGGATGCTTTTATCATGGGCAACACTCTATCTTGGGAATTTTCTTTGGCTGTTTTTTCGTCCGGATAAACATACAATACAGGTCCGGGGCTTCTATCTATGCAGTAACCAACAAAATTATGCACAGCTTCTGATCCACCTGTTTGTGGGGTTTTGCAAAGTGTTATTTCTCGTACAAATGGGAGAGCTGCGGCATCCATAATGCCGGTTAGATATGGGGTTACTTTGTTATGCCATAACCCTGGAAGAACCGACATTGTAAGAACACGGTGCTGTTCCGCCCACTTTGATACTTTTATGGGCTTGCGTTTTTTCATTACTTTTTTTTCAGCACGGGAAAATTGAAATTGGAAATTTAATTTTCCGTTGTGCATAATGTTGGTAAGGTTCTCCCATAATTTGGAGCTGCACCAGTTGGGTTTTTTTTGAATGTGGTATTTTATCGGCTCTTTAAATAGTTGCATTTTGTTTTTTTTTTATGTTTTTTAAGGTTTGGTTTATTATTTGTTCTCTCTCTTTTTCTAACTCTTCTATCTCTTCGTTTGTGGCTTGGCGGTCTTCATGCTCGCAATGGTAGCAATACCAAATCCACCCTTCCCATTCGCTAATAATTAGTGGGGCTTGGCAGATTGGGCAGAGTGGATTGGTCATTTTAAGATTCCTATCAACAGCCATGGGATAGTATTAATTTCCCATGGCTGTTTATTATATTAATTATTAATTTTTCAAACCAACGCCGTGATACCAAAGATTACCACGTTTTTGTGTTTCAAAACGTTCACGGAACCATTCAGTAAAACGTTTTTGTAAAGGAACACGTTGAGACAAGTTTGCTTTCCACCACTTTAAAAAAACAGGATATAACTCATTATGTGATACTTTTTGAGCTGTATCCAAAATACAGCATTCATTTAAAAACAAATCTATATTGTCGGAACAGGATTCTTTTGGGAAATACCAAATTCCTACTACTAATTTTAGTGGATCGCCATCAGGAACAATCGAGTCATTTTGTACAACATGCTCAACTGAAATAAATGGATTTTGTTTTAACCACAAATTTACCTCATCTTCCAACACTGCACCCACCGTTCCAGAAAAAAGTTTTAATTTCATATTAATCTCCTTGTTATAAAATTATTATTATTTACTTCAAAAATACTATCATGTTATAATTTTTTACTTTATTTTTTTATACCACCTCCTTCTAACATCTTTTTCCTCCATGCCTGTAAGAACGGTTCGTATTTTTTCTATGCTTTTTTAAAATTTCTTCCATTAAGTTGATATCCCATGCCTCGCAAGCATCCAGCAAACGTATCGCAATATCTGCCAACTCCTCCCTAAAATTATCATCATCTTTTTTCCGATATGCCTCTAAAGCCTCCGAAACTTCGGAGTGTATTAAACATAAAACCGTTGGAACATCTGGCTTTGGTTCATCCCACCAGCCTTTACTCTTTGCATTCTTGTGTAGCATTTCTTGTAGCATTAGCATCTTCATATTTCGACCTCCACTTCTTCCATAAACAATAAACACCAGTTCTCTTTTTGTTTATGATCCATGCATCCTTTGTCATGGGTGCATATTTTCAAAATATGCTCAGCCCATTCGCAATTATAACAGCTTTTTTCAGGCAATAATTCAACAGGTGTCTTCATTTTCATAATTTCGTCGTAATTGTAGCCCATAAAACAACTAATACATATTTTAGGCATGCTTGAACAATTGCCATGTACGCAAGTTTCACATGATTTTTCTTTTTTTTCTGTAAGTTCTTTATGTAAAAGACCGATATATCTGCTGTTTCTGGTTTCTTCTTTCATTACTCATCCTCTCTTTCTTCGATGGTGGCATACCAGCCGATTTTTGTTTTTAATTCACAGTTGGGGCACTCCCAGTCAATACTATCGCAAACAAGCTCTGGCAAATCATTGCCGTCAATTTCGACTTCTTGCCTACAATGAGGACATTCAAATTCTAACACATTCACCTCTCTTTCGATTTTAAATTTCTTTTTTTTAAGGTAATTATGAAACTTCGTTATTTTGAAATAATACCTGAAACGTTTTTATACTGGCAAAACCGGTTAGTTGTTCGTCTAAGACAGTATTCAAACTTTGCAGGAACTCAGCTGATTTGTCGGGCTTTCCGCTTACGATTGCTATCCATTCTCTTGCGTGAAGATTAAAAGCATGGCGGAATCCTATGTCGAAAATTGCGGATCGAGATGCAAGCTCGGCTTCAAAATCACTTTTTAGAATATATTTCCCCTCGTCTTTTTCCCTATCAAATTTAAGTTTTGCGATTTGCTCTTCAAGCTTTATTACTTCTTTTGTTGTTTTTTGAATGTGAATATCGTTCAAATCATCAAGATTGCCCTCTTTTCGCTCTAAAGTGGACGCATACGCACGAACTTCTGTTTCTAAAACACTATTATCTTTGTTGATTTTTATTTGGTTTTTATCTTTATCCCTGTAAATTTTGGATTTTGAAATTCTAAATCCGGCTTTATTCAGGTGATCCACAACGGAAAGCAGGCTGGGAAAAGAGGGGCCGGTTGTTTCAGGGAAATATTTATT